TGTGTTGTTAATTCTGCAATTCGTTTTGCAACCATAGAATTAAATTGTATTTCAAATCCTGCTGGATCTTGCTGAGCCATCATATTCATTTCTTCAGATTCAGCTATCATTGCACCAACTTCTCCTTGTGCTTTGAAAGAAATGTGATCTGATATATGTCCTTGTAGTAATGCATACACCATAGGGTTAATTTGTATCATTCTGCTTTGAATAAATGCTCCGTGAGCCGCGATATGTGCATCGTGGTCTTGTTCTGGAAACACTTGTAGTAATTCCATCTTTAATGCTCTTGCATTTTCTAATGCAGGATCTTGTGGTATTGGTTCTTGAGGTGGTGGCATTAATAAATCTATTTCTCTTGTACCAATTGCTTCATAAACACGTCTATATGCTTCTCTTAAGTCATGCATTTGCGGATTTGACTGTGCAATTTGTAATTGTGTCTGCGCAAGTGTAAATCTTTGAGCCATTGAGAAGATATTTGGATCTGCAACGGGTATAACATCAACTTTGTCATCAAAATCTTGTACTTTTACTAGTCGATCTGCTCCTGTAACTGCATATGGGTACACTGGAGGTAGGTAAGTTGCAAAAACATCAGCTAAAAGATTAAATTCTTGCTTCATCGTGTAATAAATTCGCTTGTGAATAGCTGACATGACCCTTGAACCACGCTCCAAGAGTGCAATTGTTGTTCCAACAGCTCTATTTGCGACATCTTCACCTAATTGCATATCTGCAATTGATGCAAAACGCTGTCCGGCTTGAACACAAAAGCCTAAAAGTTGAAATAAAGTTGGACTTGGCTCTTTAAAAGGTAAAATTTGGAATTGATCTTTGATATTTCCGCCTGGTGCATCAACATCTCTGAACTCACCTGGTTGAAAAGGTTGATCATCATCACGAATTCTAATACCTCGTGACTTAAATCCTGCTGGTAGGTTAGCTAAAGTACCTGCATCAAGTAATTGTCTTAACGCAGAAGTAGCTGTTCGTGATAATCCACCAATCATATGAATTAATCCGAATCCATAGAAGCCTAAACCCGGTAAAAATTTGTAATGAACAAAGTATTCTGTTCTTTTCATTAATTCATCTTCTGGATCGTAGTTACGATAGATAGATAAAATTTCTTGAGAGCCTTCATCAATTGTAACGATGTAAGGAATTTTAATATTTCTATCTTTTTTACTTAAATCTGGATTCTTTTCGTATTCTTCTAAATCTAAATCAACATGCATTTCTAGTATGTTGTGTTGAAACTCTGTATCTCCTGCAGGTTTAACTCCTTCGATTTCATCTAACTTTTGTTTTAAATCACTTTCTTCTGGTCTTTTTACAGACAATTCTACATCTCTATAAAAACCTGCTTTTTGTTTTTTAAGAACTTCATTATCACTCATCTTAATAACGTGAGTGATTCTTTCACAATCTTTTAAGTCAGTTGCATAATAAGGTACGACTAAGTCTTGCGCGGGCACGAACTTAGCAACTGCTCTTTGCATTATTTCATCATAGTAAATCTTTTTAAATGTAGATCCGGATATTGGTAAATAAAATAATAACTGGTCAAATTCTGGAGTATATTCTTCCATTTGATCTACTAACATGTAGTTCATAAAGTCTTGAACTCTTTGTGCTTGTTCTACAGTCTCACGAGTTGCAGCGCCAACGACTTGTGTTCGCACTGGTCCTTCTGGTGGTAATAATTCTTTGTAAGCTTGTGCTTGAAATTGCGTAACAGATTCTGCTAGTAATGGATGAGTTACACCTGATGCACCTTGAAATGGTCTAGTTTGATCTGTGTATTTAAAACCTAATAAATCTAAACCTTGTGTATATGTTTGTTCCCAATCTTGTCTTGAAACTTTATCTTTTCTAAAATCTTGAATAAGAGAATTAGCCATACGAGCTAATACTCGTTCGTCCATATCTTCTGCTATGTTCTTATAAAAGTCTTCTGCAGTTTCTTCTACTGTCTCTTCAATTTCACCTTCATCGTTTGGTGTTTCGATTTCTATATCGACTTCTTTTTCTTCTACAAGAGGATCTTGAGATGGATTATTTTTATCTATTTCAGCCATGATTTAGTGATTTGTTATAGCAAATATTATAATATCACGCAAATATATTAACGACTAGACCGCCCTCTTTTTTGTATAGTTTAAAAGGCGTACCTTTCATAGTATCAGTCACTTTTATACCAAAAGCAGGATAATACAGGTTTGGATCATTAGCTTCCATTTTTACTATTTCACCACGTTTTCCAGTTATAGATTGCCAAGCAACAGCTTCTTCTTGTGTCTTAAAAGCAGCTATATGCTGTTGTCGTAGTTGTTTTGGAATACCTAAAGCTTTTGCTGATTTTTCATCTAAGTTAATTTTTTCAACTATTTTAAAAGGTTTTTCAGGATCAGATAAAGATACGTTAATTGTTTTCGCTTCAGAATTGTATTGTCTTGCTAAATCTCTCATACGGTCAGGTATGATTGCAAACTGTTTTGGATTTGTAAGCTTTGTTTCTCCAGCTCTATCAGATTTTGCACTTACTCCTAATCTTCCAGCTTTACCTCCAGCATCACCATAAAACTCCCAATCTCCCAATTTACCATAATATGGTTTACTATCATTGGGATTTAAATTTCTTAACGCATGTAATCTTTCAACAGGATTAACAACAACCCACTCTACATTATTTTCAGCTGCAGTTTTTAATGTTTGTTTTAATGCATGATCGCCATATGAAGATCTGTCAAAAAATGGTAAATAAGGAACATCACCATCTCTTCCATACCTATCTTTAATTTTAGCAACATTAGAAGCATTCATAGTTTTTTTTCTAAGTTCTTCAAAATTAGAAGATAGTTTTCTAAATTCAACTTTATCTTTGTCTGTAAGTGCTGCACCCTTACTAGAAATTGCTTTCATTTTATCTTTTATATTATTTAAAGCGACATTCGCTTGGTTAAACTCTTGTTCACTGTTAAATGGGTTTATAACTTTAGTTCTTGTTGGATCCGCTGGAAAAGCAACCGCTTGAATATCAGATTGTATTTCATCTATAGCAAATACTTTTTTATTTGGATTACCTTCTAAAGATCTCTTTCCATATCTAGTATGATAAATTTGATTTTTAAAAGTTTCACCTGCTACTTCTTCATAATGCTTTTGTGCAGATAAAGCTCCTGGTTTAACATCTTTATCAAATGGAATTTTTTTAATATAAGCAACATCTTCAAAGTAATCTTCAGCACCTTGTATTCTGTAACTGAATTGCTCACCATATCTTGGAGTTAATCCTTGATTAATTTGTGTTTGTATGTTTCTTGCAAGCGTTCTACCTTTGTTAGCTAAAGCAGTCAAAGTTTCTGTAGATATAAATTTATCAGGGTTTATACTTAGCTCATCTCTAATAAATGGATTTAATCGACCTATTCCTACATTTGATTTACCTGTTTCCTTTATTGAAGTAAAATAATCTTTAGCTAATCGTTCAGGTAATAAACCTCCCTCTAAAGCATTTTCAATCCTTGCCTTAACACCTATTGATTCAGCTTTTAAATCCATTATCCCTTTTTGAATTCTTTCGATTGAGGTTGCAGTTCTTGCTTGTTCTGACGCAGGAAGTCCAGCATAATATTCACTAATCTTTTTTGACGCATCATCGTAAATTCTTAATTCTTCTTGAATATAAGAATCAACATCAGTTTTTATTTTTTCAGGGCTTTGATATTTAAATCTTCTGATGACAGTGTTTACTGCTGGTGATTTTTCAACCATTTGCATTAAATCTAATTTTGATACGGGTAAATTGTTTTCTTGTGCTAATCTTAAAAACCCACCAACAACTTTTCCTTCTTTATCAAATTGAGCTATGTTAGTATCAAACAATTCTTCTTTAGTAATAGATGCTCTAATTTTTGCACCTGAAACTGGTATCTCGTAAGAACTTAATCTATTAAAGTTTGAAAATTCTTTTATCCATTGATCTGCAGGTAATGGTTTATTAGCAGGGTGTTGTGCAAGGTAATCGTATAAAGCAGAACCAAATCTTTCTTTTTTACCACCCACTGTTAAAGGTTTAGTTTTACTTACGTCACGTATTTGTTTGAATTGATCTATATACTGTTGATATTGAGACGGTGCAGTTTCCGTTGCTCGTTGTACTTTAGTTGGAACAACTTCTAATATTTCTGCAACTGGATCATTAAGTAGTTCCGTGTTGCGTGATACGGGAAGCTCTGGTGTTTTCTTTGTAATAATGTCGTCTAGTATCTTTGCACCAGGTAATCGTTTTTTTGCTAACGCATAAATACCCGCGCCTGTCGCTCCAAGGACCCCGAGTCCTCCTGCAATACCTAATCCAGATGAATCTTCTGGTTTTCTAGGATCTCCAGGAACTGATGTTGTGGATTCTACACCAAAGGCTTCGTTTAGCTTTCGTTGATATTCTGACAT